AGGTGGAACCGCCCAACGTGATCGTGGAGGTAGGTGTGCTGCGCGGGCAGGGCGTCTGCTGCCTCGGGTGCGGATCGAAGCGAGGCCACCAGGTGCCGGTCATCGGCGTCGACCTGTTCGGCCTGCGGCCCAGCGGTCAGGGGCCGACCTATGACGATCCGCGGAACGAGAAGGTGAGCCGGGTGTACGCGGACCGGTTCGGGCTGGCAGATCTGGTGACGCTCATTCGCTCTGCGAGCTTGGATGCGGCCGCGGGCTTCACTCAGCCGATCGGACTGCTCGCGATCGACGCCGGACACGAATACGAGGATGTGGCGGCAGACGTGAAAGCCTGGCTGCCGCACGTCGTACCCGGCGGCTTGCTGATGATGCACGATGCCAGGAGCCCGGCCTGGCCGGGAGTCGACAGGGTGATCGCGGAGCAGATCATGGCGAGCGGCGAGTGGGAGGAGTTGGACTTCGTCAAACCATTCTCCGCATGGTTCAGGAGGGTGAGCAGGTGAGCATGGTCGGTATACAGAGCGTGCTGTCGGATGAGATGCAGCGGCGCTGCGCCGAGGTGCACGGGCAGATATTGCCCGAGGAGGGTCTGCTGCTGGCCGAACTTGCCGCGAAGGTGCCCAGCGAGCAAATCATCGTTGAGATCGGCGCCTACAAGGGCAAGTCGAGCTGCTACCTAGCAGCCGGCGCGAAGGCCGGCGGCGGGGCTCTCGTCTACGCGGTCGATCTGTGGGACCGAGCGCCCTGGCCTGAGTATGCCGACCCGGAGGTCTGCATCGCCTGGGCGGCCAACGTCGGGAATCTCGGTTTGGTCGGGCGGGTCGTGGCGGTGCAGGCCGATACGGAAGTGGCAGCACGGGAGATCGACGGCGAGGTCGGGCTGCTCTTCGTGGACTCCGATCACAGTTACGAGGGGATTTGCCGGGACATCGGAGCGTGGGCCCCGCGGGTCACCCCGGATGGTGTCATGGCATTCCACGACGCGAACACCGAGCACTGGGGCGTCGCCAAGGCGATCCGGGATCGGCTACTGGCGACGGCGCGGTACACCTATCAGATCAAGCACGGGTTGGCAATCCTGAGGAGGCGGCCCCCATGAGGATTCTCGGTCATATGTACCACCTCGGCTGGGGCTGGGGCGGCGGCGTGGTGACGATGGTGCTGACCCTGGACGCCCTGCGCGAGCGCGGCCACAGCGTCGGGCTGATGCTTCAGCGGGGCAACCTGGAGTCGACGCGCAGCCACGGGGCGCGGCAGTTCGGCATAAAAGACGTGTATTCGGCCCCGCTGCCCGCGGCGAAGAGGCGGCGGTACCATGAAGCCGACTTCGTGATTACGCAGGGAGAGGCCACTCCAGAGGCCTTGGCCCTGTGCCGCGCCTACAGCAAGCCGCTCGCCCATCTCATCCACGACGAGGGCCAGCTCGACCACTACAAGGCGAAACCCTCACAGGTCCAGTTGGCCATTTACAATGCCCAATGGGTCCAGGATGCGGCCGAAAAGAAGGGGCGCACAGACAATGCCATGGTGGTGTACCCGATCGTCGAGCCCGCAGACTACCGGGTCGAGCGAACGGGCGACGCCATTGTGCTGGTGAACATCTGCGAGGAGAAGGGCGGCAAGGTCTTCTGGGAGCTGGCGCGGCGGATGCCGGAGCACAAGTTTCTGGGCGTGCACGGCGGCTGGGGTGGGCAGATCGTGCCCAAGCCGCTCCCGCCGAACGCCGAAGTGATGGAGCATTGCCTGGACCCGCGGGAGATATACCGCAAGGCGCGCATCATCCTCATGCCGTCTCAGGACCTCGGGACGCCTGGCACCAAGTACTGGACGGAGAGCTACGGGCGGATCGGCATCGAGGCTGCGGCCAGCGGGATCCCCACAATCGCGCACCCGACGCCAGGCCTGGTGGAGTCGCTGGGGGATGCTGGCATTTTCTGCGACAGGTATGAACAGAGCCAGTGGATGGAGGCGATACGGGAGTTGGACGACGAGGAGGCCTATGCCGAAGCGTCGGCGGCCGCGCTGAAGAGATCGGGGGAACTAGAGCCGACCTCGCAGGTGGCCGCGCTGGAAGCAGAGCTCGAGCGGATCTGCGCCGAGTGGCGAGCCGAAGAGCGATATATTGACCGACCAGGCGACGCTGCGGTCGGGGCCATAAAGGAGGATGGACCGGTGATAGTACGAGCGTTGCGAAGACTGGCTGGGCGAGCGAGGCGGGGCGATGTGATCGAGCTTCCGCCGGCGATCGCAAAGGATCTGCTACGCCGAGGCCTCGTCGAAGTCGTGGAGGACGATACACCGAGGGGCCTCGAGCCAGCGGAGACCCAGGAGAGGGATCCGCAGGAGACCCAGGAGAGCGGCGGGCCCGAGGAGCAGAAGCAGGGCGTGACGATGCGCTACCGCATCGACGGGGGGCCGTCCTTTCCCACCCGCGAAGAGGCTGAAGAGCATCATCTCGGCACGGCCGGCAAGGTTGAGTGATGGGCGCATGCGTTGACAGGCTTGACCTGCGGATAGGCAGCGGGAGCGACGCCGGCACTGAGCTCGACGCGGTGAAGGCATTCCTGCGGGTCGAGCATGATGCCGACGATGATCTTATTACGGGCCTGATCGCCGTGGCGAAGCAGCGGGCAGACGACTTCCTGAACAATTCGTTCGAGGTCATGCGGGCCGTGATCTTCGTGAGCGGCGCCGCGGTGGGCAACTCGGTGGGCGTGGACGGGATGACGTTCAGGGTGGCCGCGGAAGCGCCGGCGACGCGAACTCAGGACGTGGTGCTCCAGGACTTTGCCATTGGGGCGAACGACGAGGAGACGGCGGAGAATCTGGCCGAGATCATAAACGATGAGATGTACGGGGCGTTGAACGTGCTCGCGACGCAGGACGGAACGGAGATCGCGCTGACCTGGCGGACGGGCCGAAAGGAACCGGTAAGGGCGAGTGAGGTTGTGAGCACGCTCTCGGTCCGAGGCAGACGGACGGCCAAGCCCATTCCGGATGTGGTGCGGGAGGGCGTGTTCCGCACGATCGCCGCACTGTACGACCAGCGCCAGGACGGGATCGCGGCCCAGGCGATCAGCGGACAGGGCGCGACCACGTACGGCGCACCGGCGGAGGCCGAAAAGCTGTGGTGGCCCCACCGGAAAATGCCGGGGACATAGGAGCGCCTGATGCAGGACGGGCAGTCATTCATATGCGGGATCGAAATAAGCAAGTTCCAGCATCTGGTCTCTGGCCTGCCGCTGGAAAGCACCCCCAGACAGCTCTGCATCACGCACTCGCCGAGGTGCCCGACGGCGCATGGCGGCACCTGCGATTGCGCACCGACCATGGCGCTCCGACCAGCGCGCCGAGGGCGGCGCCCGAAGAAGAGGAAGCCCCGCCGACCGGCAGAGCGCCAGGTAGCGCCGGGGCCGCGGGAGACGAAGGCGAGAACTGGAGGCACTGCCCGATGAACGGCAAGCAGGCTGTCGAAGCGGGCTGCCTTACTGACGAGAGGATCACACGGCTGATCGCGACGGGTTACCACGTCGACGCCTTCGACAAGAGGGCTCAGGGCGAGATTACAGAGGTGGGGATCAACGGAGAGCCTTACGTCATCGGACCCTACCGCAGGGATCGGCCGCGCGGGCCGCGCGGGCCGAATCAGGTACCGCGCCGCAAGCGAGAAGCGGGCGTGCCGAGGCTGGTAACGACACGCCTTGACCCATACGAACTGGAACTGCCGCATGCCCGGCGGTCGGTGGTACGGGCGACGCAGGCCGCCTTCTACAGGGGAGATACCTCCACGCGCATCCGGGTTTGCATCTGCAAGCACTGTGGCAGCCGGGTCGGCGAGACTGAGATCCTGCGCCACCTGCGCGATGCACACGGGATAGTCAGGACATGATGGAAGCTGGCTCCTACCGAGACCGAGTAGAGATACAGACCAGGACCGCGACCAGCGGGACGTTCGGCAGCACTGTTTCGGACTGGGCGACCACCGAGACGCGGTGGTGCCGGCGGGCACCGGTCTCGGCGCAGTACGCGATGGTGCTGGCGCAGCGCGGACACACGGAGCGAGTGGAGCGGCTGATCTTCCGGGGCGAGCTTGAGATAGAGATAGCTGATACGCGGTTCGCGCTTGGCAGCCGCTACTACCGGGCCATCGAGCCGCCGGAGGTTGATACGCAGAAGCGCACGAGCACGGTGCTGATAGCGCAGGAAGTGCCTCGATAATGCCGACCATCACAGCATTCGGGCCGGGCGGAAACGTGAAGCTGACCTCCTTCCTCGGCGAGGTGGCCAAGCGCCTGGAGGATGAGGCGCGCGAGCGCACCTTCGCGGCGGCCAACGTGGTGAAGCAGGACTGGCTGAAGCAGCTCAGCGGGGCGCGCACTGGGCGGTTCTACCGAATCCCAGGCACGCACCGAGCGCGGCGCAGCGGAGCGGCCCGCAGGGTCAGGGCGCAGTTCAAGAAGGGCCAGTCCGCGACCTCGACGGGAGCAGCCAGCCTGTTGGCGACGGCGGGCAGAAGCGGTTTCTACCGCGCATCGGCGCCGGGCGAGGCGCCGGCCGTGGCGCTCGGAGACCTGCGGCGGTCGGTCAAGGCGGTATCTCGGCGCGGTGCGGATGGCAACTGGGAGGCGTTGGTGGGCTCGGACATGGAGAAGGCACCCTGGCTTGAGTTCGGGACCCGCAATATGGCGCCGCGGCCGTCGCTGCGGCCCGCGCTCGAGCATACGCGTGGTGCCGTCCACGGCATCCTCGGCAGGCGAATCATATGAGCGACAGGGACACAGTCAAGGCCGTGATCGAAGAGGTTGGCGCGCTCCTGGCGGCCGACGACGACTTACTCGCTATTCTGAAGAACGCCGACGAGGTGGTCGGAGTGCTGCGCTATCACTACGTCTGGGCGCCGCCTGACCCCACGTTTCCGTATATGACAGTCGACGGGACGGTGCGGCCGCTCAGGACGGAGGACGCGTACCAGGAGCTCGAGCTGCGCCTCGACGTGTGGGACTGCGACCCGTCGGCCGCGCGGTTATTCGAGATCCGCAAACGCGTGCAGGGCCTGTTGAACCGCCGCGTCGTGGAGTGCGATGAGTTCTATGGGCGGCTGTTCTTTGCAGGAGACTTCGACCTGAGCCAGCCGGAGGCCGAGGTGTGGAGGCGGTCGACGAGCTGGACGATGCGGCTGTACCCGAGCGCGGAAGTGGCGGACATGAAGGCGCGCGGATAGGCGCACACTGACAATGCATAACACGCCCGGATAGGTCGCCGGCAGGCGATCACATCTGCGGATTTTCAGAGCCCCGTTTCCCTGATCAGGGGGGACGGGGCTTTTCGCATTTCCGGGCGGATGGCTGTTCCGGGCTATGCCCGAGATCAATAGCGGCGAGAGTGCCGCAGAGGAGACAGAGAGATGAGCCTGCCAGTAATGCCGGGCGACATTGGGCTAACCGGCCTCTCGGCCGACACGCCCACCAGAATCCTCATCGACTCCGGGGCCGTATTCGCGAACTTCACCGACGCGGACAATCCCGGAATCTGCATCGGCGCGACGCGCGGCGGTTGCACCTTCACCGTCGAGCGCGAGATCAGGGAGATCGAGGTCGACGGAGCCATCGGGCCGATCAAGGACATGCGCCGGCGTCGCCGCGTCGTGGCGACGATCGAGGCGAGCGCGCTGGAGGTGTTCCCCAACAACATCCGGCGGCTGATCGCCGGTGCGGACGTGGACGACAGCGACCCAGACTACACGGTGATCACGGGTGGGCCCGTCGAGACGGGCGACTACCTCGATAACGTGGCCCTCATCGGGACCGTCCACGGGAACGACCTGCCGTTCATCGGGCTCATCCTGAACGGCCTGCCGGAGTCACCGCTGACGATTCCGCTTGTGAGCGAGAACGAGGCGGTCATTCCTGCCAAGTGGACGGGTCATGCCGCGCTGACCGACCCGTACAACGAGCCGTGGGAGATCTGGCTGCCCAAGGATCTGAACGGATCGTAGGCTTGCATTGCGACGCGGGGCCGGGCCTTCACAGAGACCCGCGCTGCTCCAGGCCCGCCCCGCGTGCGCAGACCATAACGCGGGAGATTGAGACATGGTTGAAGAGAGAACGGACGAGAAAACAGAGCAGGGGCCGGACCGGGGCTCTGCCCCATTCGCGGCGCAGAAGCCGGTCTTCGAGGTCGAGGGCGTCGAGTATGAGATGCGGCGGTTGGGTTGGGATGACTGCTTCGCCTTACTCGCGCTGATCGGAGAGGTGCTGCGCGACGCAGGCGTCCAATCCAGCGCCGTGGCCAGCTTCGCCTCGGAGGGCAGTCTCGGCATGGCGGCCATTGGGGCCCTCATGTCTGCCGCCTCCACGAAGAGCGAGAAGCTGCTTGCCCTCGCCGGGGACACGCTGAGGCGGCGCCGCGCCGATGGCAAGACCGACCGGATAGATCTGGGCGAGTTCCGCGACCCAGACACGTTCCCGGCCTACTGGATGCCGCGGTGGCTGACAGCGCTGTCCACACACCCCGACTTCCTGCTTTTTTTAGCCGAACTGGAGAGCGGGAAGGACGCGTTCGCGGCGCTCGGGCGCAGACTGGCTTCGAGACTGCTGTCTACCGACTCCAGCGCCAAACCGGATGGAAGGACCGTTATCTGAAGCGCGGGATCTGCTTCGTCCGCCTGAGCCAGCTCGTGCGGTTGGCGGCTGAAGCGGAGGCAGAGGAGCAGCGGAACCGTCTCCGGGACGCGGCCTTGATCGGCTGGCAGTTGGGCGCCGGTGGCAAAGGCAAGAGCCACCTCGAGTATCTGAGGTCGCTCGGACTCGGATTTGACGACGACGGAAAAAAGCCGCTCGATCGGGCGGTGAGCAAGGATGAGTCGATGGCGAGCGCAGAGCGCGCCCTGGCCTACTTCAGGACCCATCCGAAACGGGTCGAGGGCCGGGGCAAGCAGATAGCTGAGCGCGAGAAGCGCAGGGCGCGACGACACGCAAGGAGAGCGCGCAGTGGGCGCTGAGATTTTCACGCTATTCGGCCGGATCGTCACGAACGCCTCGCAGGTCATGGGCGAGCTGGGCAAGGTGGACTCGGCCGCGGCGCGGACCGGCGCGAGTATGTCGCTGAGCTTCGCCAAGGCGAACGCGGCGATCCAGCAAAATGCCGGGGCGATCCGGGCGGCGGGCGTCGCCATGACCGCCGGTGGTGCGGCGATCGCCGCTAGCCTCTTCGGCGCGGTGCGGACGGCCGCCGACTTCGAGACACAGATGCGCAACGTGGACAGCATCATGAAGCTGTCGACGGCGCAGTTCAAGTCCACATCCGCGGCAGTCATCGCGCTCTCGCTCCGCCTCCCGCAGTCCGCCGCCACGCTGGCGGCCGGCCTCTATGACATCGCCTCGTCGGGGTTTGAGGGCGCGGAAGGCTTGACGGTCCTAGAGGCCTCGGCGATGGCTGCCTCTGCCGGGATATCTGACACCGCTACCGCCGCCAGGGCTATCGCGGGCGCGATCAATGCCTATGGCATGAGTGCGGCGGATGCCGGGCACATCTCCGATGTGCTGTTCAAGACTGTGGACCGCGGTGTTATCAGCTTCCCCGAGCTGGCCGGAGGTATCGGAGAAGTGCTCGCTTCGGCCGCGGCGGTAGGCGTTCCCCTTGAAGAGGTCGGAGCAGCGATCGCGACCATGACGAAGGCGGGCGTGCCGGCGGCCCAGACGATGACATCGCTGAACCGCATCATGGTGACGTTCCTCAATCCGCCGAAAGAACTCGCCAAGGCACTCAAAACTGTGACCGATGAGTCCGCCTTGCAGATCATCCAAACGAAGGGCTTGGCGGGCGCGGTCGAGATCCTGAACAAGGTGACCGGCGACAGCCCGGAACTGCTTGCCGCCGTGGGGCTCGAGCAGAGGTCTCTGCGGGCCGCCATGAGCTTGACTCGAGAAGGCGGCGCGATCTATCGGCATGAGTTGGAGTTACAGGCCAACGCTGCCGGCGCCACGCAGGCGGCCCTCGAGCGCCAGGCAGAGGGCTTCAACTACCAGTTCGGTCTGATGAAGAACCAGATGAGCGCGGCCGCTATAGGGATAGGTGGACAGCTCATGCCGGCACTCCGCCCTCTCGTGGCTCTGGTGGGACGGATCGCCAAGGGCGTGGCCGCATGGATGAAGGAACACCCCGGACTCACTCGAGCGCTGGTTGTGAGTGCCGCGGCCGTCGCCGGGCTTATGCTGGCGCTCGGGCCCCTGCTGATCGCTCTGCCGAGCCTCATGTCTGTGATCGTGGCGATTGTTCTCGCGGGTGGCTTAGGGGCTGTCTCTGCCGGACTCACGGCGATCGGAGCGGCGGCCGCCGGGCTAGCAGCTCCCGTCGCCATAGCGATCGGCGTCATCGCCGCATTGGCGGCCGCGGTATGGGGCGGCAAGAAGGCATGGGATGCGTACTCAGGCGCGGTCAAGCCGATGACGGCAGAACAGCGGGCGCTGAATGCGCGGGTAAGTGATGCCTATGAGGTAGTGGAGGAGCTTGGCAAGAAGACGCACCTGACGGTGGAGGAGCACAAGCGGTACTACGCGGCGCTCCAGGAGCTTGCTCAAATCTACCCCGATGTCGTGAAGGGCTATGACGCGCAAGGCGAAGCCATCTTCGACCTCACCGAACTTGTGAAGAAGGCGCGGGCTGCGCATGAGGATTACATTCTGACGCTCAAGCGCGAGATGAACCTGGAGCGGTTGAGCGGCATAGTTGAGTTGGTGAAGGTTCGGCAGCAGATTGCCGACCTGACGGAGAAGATTGAGCGGCAGAAGGGCGGCGCTCCCTGGTACCTCAAGTGGGCGGAGGATCCAGAGGGAGTGGCCAAGCTCAATGCTGAGTTGCGACAACTTGTTGCCCTAGAGACACATCTCACAGAACTGGAGAGGGCGCGCCGGGCCGGGGCGAAGGAACCGGAGGCCAAGCCGACACCGAAACCGACTGCGCCCACCGCGGCCGAGCTGGCGAAAGAACTCGCCCTCGCCCGCGAGATATTGGCTGGGAAGCTCGACGCCGCCACGACAGATACGGTCCGCATTGCCCTACAGAAGGAGCTGATCGCGCTGCTGACCCGATACGGACACGAGGCGGCCCTTGAGGAGTTGACGCGACTCCAATTGCTCCACGAAGCCCAGAATCTACAGCGGGATATGGGCAAGGAAGCGTTCGCGATTGCCGAAAGCGAAAACGCCCACAATATCAGGAAGGCGATGAGCTTCGCCGCGCTGGCAGAGGCGCTCGAAACGCAGAGTGACCTCTATCAGAAGATGGCGACTTCGGGCCGGCTGACCGATGCGGACCGCCAAGCGGCGGCCGACAAGATGCTGGACACGGAGAAGACGCTGCAATCGGCCAGGGCTGAATATGCGGCGTCCAATCTGTCGGTCGAAAAGGCGATGGTCGCCACTTATGAACAGGAACGCGCGGTCAGGGAACACGCAATCCGCATTCAAGAGAACCAACTCGCCACCGAGAGACTGACCGGAGACGAGGAACGGAAGCGCTTCGCCGACATCAAGGCGTTGCAGAAGGACCTCGCCGCGTTCGACGAGCAGCACCTCCAGAATGTCCATGCGATCAACCTCGCCGATGCCCAGACCTACGAGCAGCGGCGAGCACTCCTCAGCGTCGAACTGGCGCGTCAGCGGATGATAGAGGCCGAACCTGTCACCGCTGTCCTCGACGAGGCCGCCCACGAAGCCGCGCATGAGCGGGTGCGGGCAATTCGAGCGGCCATCGTCGCGCTCAACATCCAGGAGATCAACCAGCAAGTCGTCCTTCGGGCGCTGGCGGCTGGCAACCGGCAGGAGATCAACGCCTCTTTTGAGGAGCGCATCGCCTACCAGCAGTTGATCATCGACAACTGGAAGGAGATGGGTCTGTTTGAGGATGCAGCGGGTGCCGCCACAGAGGCGCGGCTGAACTTGGAGAGGGAACAGCGGCAGGCTCTTCTCGCATACGACCTGGCGTTGATAGACCGGGAGATAGCCGCCACCGCTCAGGGCTATGAGAAGAAGAACGAGCTGCTGCAAGCGGCTGTCGCGGCAGAGATAGCGGCCGGCGGCAAGATTCTCGATCAGATAGAGCTGAGGGGGCAGATCGAGCAGAACGCTTACGCTGCCATCGCGGAGGCGCGGGGCGAACTCACGCGCTCAGGCGAGTGGGAACTGATGACACTCCAGGAGCAGGATGTCTGGCTCGGGCGGCAGTTAGAGAAGTGGACGGTGCTTGCGGACGAGGCTCTGCCCGACGTGCGCCACGAACTCGACGCGATGGACGCGGCGATCCACGCGATGGAACCTACGTGGGCCGAGATGTTCCGCCAGGTCGCCAAGGGGTGGCAGACTGCGGGCGATTCCGGCAGGGCGATGATCTCGGACATCCTGAACGCGTTCCAAACGACGATCCGCGGCATGATGACGGGCGTCGCCACCTGGCGCGACTTCTTCCTCGCTGCCTGGAATGCCATCCTGGATTATATCTCGCGGTCCGCGATGGCAGACATCGTCAAGTGGGCCGAGGAGAAGCTCGGCAAGAAGCCCTCAGATGATAGCGGCAAGGCCGCGGCCAATACGAACCTGCTGGCCGGAACCGCGATGGGGATGGCTGCGGAATGGAACAAGGAGGCGGCCAGGGTCATGGGCCTCGCGGCGCTGGCGATGCAGCTCGCAGCGAATACGATGGCAGCGGCGGGAGCTGGTGGCGGCGCTGGCGGCGCTGGCGGCGGGATCTTCGGATTGCTGTCGGGGATGTTGGGGGGAGGCGGGGGAGGGGTAGACGCGGACGCGTACGGCCAGGCCTTCGAACTGATGGGCGCGATCCCCACGTTTGCGGCTGGCGGGATCGTCACGAAGCCGATGCTCGCGGTCGTGGGCGAGGTGCCCGAGCTTATTACGCCGCTCAGCCAGGTAGCGGCGGCCGGTGCCGGCGGGAGCGCGCCCATGACGGTCAACCTTAGCATTCAGGCCATCGACACGCAGAGCGGTATCGACTTCCTGCTGCAGAACCAGCGCGCAATCGGGCAGGCATTGCACGCCGCCCTCAGCACGAACTCGCCGGTGGGGAGGAGGAACCGATGAGCGACGAGACCTACCCCATCGACTTCCTCGTCGGCGAGCTCTCGGCCCAGGGTCAATTCTCGACCGAGCAGGTCCGCTTCGAGACCGGCTACGTGCAGCGGAATGCTGTCTGGAACCATCCGCTGTGGCGCTTCACGATCCGGTACAGCTATCTCGATGCTGATTGGCTGGACGAGCTCCGCAACTTCTGGCTGCGCCACCGCGGGGCCGACGATACTTTCCGCTTCGACGACTACACGGATCCTACTCTGGTCGACAGAGTCTTCGGCGTCGGCGATGGCGAGACGCGCGTGTTCAAGCTCGGGCACGACTACACCGACAACCCCACCATCGAGGCAGACGCGCAGGCGGTCACGGCTGTCTACGTGAGCCCCACGAACGGCAGGGTCGTGTTCGAGACGGCGCCGGTTGCGGGCGCAGTCCTTACCTACTCGGCAGACGCGGCGGGCTACCGGGTGCGCTTCTCCGATACCTTCGACTATGGGCGCTTGATGGAGGGTGCGTTCCAAAACCTGGAGGTGGTACTCGACCAGACATTGGACGACCAGGACCAGTACCCGATCCGGCAGGTGATGTTCGGTGGCATCATCACGACGCAGGAGCTCTCGGCCGTCGGCGACGCGGTGGCATTCAGCTTCGTGGCTCCCAAGGGGGTGACGGTCACCAGCATCAGCTACTATCTCGCCTCGATGACCGACCCGGGGGTCGTGCGGATCTCGGTGCGCGAGGACGATGACGGCGAACCCGGAGACATCGTCGCCTCGGGCAATGAGACGCCGGGGGCTGCCTCTACCTGGCGGACCGTGAATGTCAGCACGCCTGCGGCAATCACCCGGGGCACTCGCTACTGGGTAGTGGTCGAGGCGCTGTCGGGCACCTGGGACGCCTCGCACAAGTGCGCGGTCAAGTTCACAGAGAGTGTCCCCAGCATCTCTCCCCTCGGCCTCCAGGACTCGATGCTCTGGGGCAGCTACCAGATCGCCGATTTGCGCTGTGATGGAACCCCGAACTCCTGGCTCGGGGTAGAGGGCAGCGAGGCCGGAGGCGACTGGTCGACGCATGACCGCGCCGGGCACGGGGCCTTCTTTCTCAACACCTCTGCCCTCACGATCGTCGGCCACTGTCAGGCGCCCATGACGCAGGTGCTGGCCGGCGATGACCGGATCCGGCAGAAGATTGTCGTCGAGACCACGCACGACTTCACCATCGACAGGATCGGTGCGGTGTTCTCGACCGGCACAGCCCCGGCAGACAGCCTGTACTACGCCATTGTCTTCGACAGCGATCCGCTCGTGATACAGCGGACCGGCACGCTGGCTACTCCCAGATCGACGGGCGGGGATCCAACCTACATCCAGACGCGGCTCGAACAGCCGCTGGACATCCCCACCGGCGAGACCGTTTACATCGTCTTCTACTCGACGAGTTCGGTGGCCCCGGATGGCTGGACAGTCTACGGCCACTTCGACTCCTGGAGCGACTACGCGGCGGGCTGGAATGCGAACTGGGACTCGGTGCGGTGGGATGAGGACGAGAGCATGGCGCTGATCTCCCATGATGGGGGCCTAACCTATCCCATCGAGATTCGGGGCGCGTGGACGGTGCGGTGCCGCGGGAGGTGGGAGGCTTGAAGGATATAGACCCGCGCTTCGCCTCCGCCCTGTTCGACGAGCGCCGCGAGATCGCGGATGCCTTTGTCTGGCGCTTCGCCTATGCCGAGGCGGTGTTCCGCACGGTCGACATCAGTCCGGATCGGGGCAGCCTTACCCTCGACGTGGCGGATGGCGACGGCCCGCAGGTCTTCGAGCCGTTGCCGGTGCGGCGGTCACCCATGCAGACCGGCGGGGACCTCCAGGTTGACGAGATGACGCTGGAGCTGCCCAACGTCGAGATCCTGATCTCGGATGCCGGTGGGCCCGAGCAGACCTGCCTGGCCGACCTCTCGCTGAACAGAGTCTTCGACAACTGCGAGCTCTGGGTTTATCAGGTCAACCTGCGCAACCTCGGAGTAATGACGCACTCGCGCTGGGACGTGGTCGGCGCCCCGACTATCTCCCGGTCCGAGGTGTCATTGCAGCTGCACTCCGCATTCGGGCGCTGCGTGCGAAGGTGCCCCAACACTGTCATTCAGGCTGGCTGCAATAACGCCCTGTACGATGCCTTCTGCGGGCTGAACAGGGCGACCTACACGGTGACGAGCTCTGCCATCACCGGCACGCGCACGACGCTGACCTCGGCGCTCGCACAGGCCGACAACTACTTCGACCTCGGGCAGATAGAGTTCACGAGCGGTCGCAATATCGGGGCGGTGATGACCGTCGGCAAGCACCTGAATGCCAGTGGGCGGTTGAGTTGGAACATCCCGGTCCGGCACGACGTGGCGCCCGGAGATCGCTTCACGGTCTGCGCGGGCTGCCCGAAGACGTGGGCGAAGTGCGCGGCCTTCGGGCCGCCGGGGTTCGAGGTCGATAACTCCGGACACTACCGCGGGTTTCCGAATATCCCCGTCCCGGAGAGCATACTGTGACCCCAGCACAGCGGGCCGCCGTCAAAGCCGAAGCATTCTCCTGGATCGGCACGAAGTTCAGGCATGGCGCTCGTATCAAGGGCGTGGGCGTGGACTGCGGCCAGCTCCTCGTCGCCGTCTTTTCCGCGGCGCATCTCATCGAGGCGTTTGCGCCGGAGAGCTACCCGCCAGACTGGTTCCTGCATCGTGATCGCGAGCGCTACCTGGAGGAGCTGACGAAATACGCGGATGCCGTGGAGCCTCTCTATGAGATCGGAGACATTCTGACCTACCGCTTCGGGCGGGCCGTGTCTCATGCCGGCATCTACGTCGGAGAGGGTTGGATCGTGCACGCAGACGGACGGGCGAAGATCGTGAATCGCTCGCAGATCAGCATGGCGGGATTGGCGCAGAGATTCGCCGGCGCCTACAGGCTGAGGGGCTGATGGGCCAGCAGACTACGCTGTCAATCGTAGGAGCAGTCGTCGGGTTCGCGATTGCTGGACCGACAGGCGCCAAGTGGGGCTACATGGCGGGTTCCATGATCGGCAGCGCGCTGTACCCCCCCAAGGCGCAAGGCGGGCCCACGAGCCTCGGCCCGCTCGGCTTCACGGCCGCGCACCAGGGGCAGGTCCTGCCGGTGGTCTATGGGCGCACGCGGATACCCGGGACGATCCTCTGGTATGGCGACGTCGTGGCGGGGGAAGCTGGCAAGAAGGGGAGCGGAGGCGGCGGAAAAAAGAGCGGCGACAGCGCGAATTGGGGATTGGGAGTCGCGCTGTGCGAGGGAAGGGTCAGCAACCTTTTCGCTGTCTGGGCGGGCGGCGACGAGGTGCCGTTGGGCGACATCGATTACAGCTTCTACACGGGGACTGGCGCGCAGACGGCGGATGCCTATATGGCTCTGTACCTCGGAGCCGGACAGGTCAGCGCGGCCTATCCATATGTCTGCTACATCGTGCTGGACAGCACGAGCCTCTCAAATCTCACGTTCGAGATATTCCGCTCTACTGCCGACCTCGTGGCTGACAATCCCGCGCTTACCACTCTCGGGCTGAACGCGCACGTCGAGGACGCGAATGGCGACATGAATCCGGTCGTCTGTCTGGCCGATTTCCTGACTCACCCGCGGTATGGGCTCGGCTTCGCGGCATCGGACCTGGCGGCCGAATACTGGATTGAGGAGGCGCTCTACTGCGAGTTCAACGAGCTCTACGTTTCTCCGGTCCTCGACTCGGCGCAGGACGGGTTCGCCCATATCGAGCATCTGCTGAGCTATTTCGACGGGCTGTTGGTCTTCTCGCAGGGCAAGTTCAAGATCCACTCTCGCCGCTCGCCGGCGCGCGAGGCCCTGCCCTACCACAACCTGTACGAGACGGATTGGCTGGAGCATCCCCGGTTCTCGAGGTCGATCAGCGCGCAGGTCGCGAACACCATCGCTATCGAGTATCGGAACCGCGCCAACGACTACAACCAGGAGGTCGGCCCCCCGCTCGCCGACGATTGGGATGTGGGCCAGCGCGGAGCCTATCGCCAACAGATCAGCCTCGGCGGGGTGACGACTGCGGTGGTCGCCGGGAAGATTGCGAGCAAGCTCCTATGGAGCCGCGTCGCCTCACCCTTCAACGTGGAGCTGAAGCTGGGGCCGCAGGCGGCCTGCTATGAGGCGGGCGACATTCTGATGGCCTCGGGCTCCTCGGTGTACGCGGTGCAGGATCAGCATATCCGCATCATTGGGATCGAGGAGAACCCGGACGGGACATTCATGGTGACGGGGGTCGAGGAGAGATGATGGAGGCGAGGCTGCAGTGAACGAGACGAGAACCGAAACCTACCCGACCGCCATCGGCCCGGTGGAGCTGACATCCAACTGGGAGGCGCTGCACCTGGTCTTCCGGCGGCGTTGCGGGGGCGAGCGGTTCCGAGAGAAGCCCATAGAGGTTACGGTCAGGCAGGTGCCCGTCGAGCAGATGCAGTCCGCTCCCGAGGGCGCACTGCTGATCATGGATGCCACGGTGATCGCGGACGCCGATGGTATCTACGCCGAGGTGCCCGATCCGAGCTTCTGCGCTGGCGTGATTCTCGATTGGCTGTGGCTGGCCCTGGCGAAGTTCTGCAAACCCGAGGGTTGGGAGTTTCTGCACGCGGCGGCGGTGGCGGACCAGCAGGACGTGACCCTGATTGCCGGGGCATCGGGAAGCGGAAAGACGACGGCACTCCTGGCGATGATGGACGCGGGCGCGCAGTACCTCAGCGATGACGCCGTGCTGCTGGACCCCAAGACCGGCATGGTGTATGCGTGGACGCGGGACTTGCACCTGCTGCCCTCGCAGATGCAGGAGCGCTGGCCCGAACTCATAGGGGAGACGCTGGATTTCAACGGAAAAGTGCGTGTCAGTCCGCAGGCGCTGGGGCATGACGCGAGCATTGGCGGAAGGCTACGGCGGGCACTGGCGCTGGCGGGAGAAGGGGAGGGCCTGGAGCTCTCGCACAAGGGGGTCGGCCTCGAGGAGGCGATAGGCGCCGACGTGCTCGCTCCGTTCTGCCCGATTGAGTGGTGGGGTGCGAAGCCGGCGGATCTCGCGGAGAGAGTGGCGGCGCGGGCGCTGCCTGCCTGCCCTCCGTTGGCGGTCTGCACGCCGTTCTCGGGCAAGGCCTGGGCGCTCGGAGATTGGATCGCCTCCTTCCTGCGCCTCAATATCCCCGGCGATGCGCATCTCCTCTGGCTCTGCAACTCAGACGACGATGAGTTTTGGCGGGCGCTGCAGGAGCAGGCGGCGTTGCTCGCCTCGAGTTACCCACATATCCAGCTGTGGCGAGACACGCACAGGGTCGGCGTGAAAGACCGGCAGGTCGCCTACCTCTGGCAGCAGCTTAGGACGCGGATGCCCGACGGGGTTGAGCTTGTCATGTCTCTCGAGGACGACGTTCTCCCGGATGCAGGGGCGTTCGAGGCGCTACTGCGCGAGTGGAGCCGGCGCGAGGGTCGGGACATGGTCGGGGTGCCGGTCGCCCATACCTATATGCTGGGCGAGGTGACGGCGCTCGCCTGGGTCTACGAGACGGCCGGGCCCACTACCGATGCGCGATTCCTGATAGCGGACGGCGTGGCGGCGCGGGAGGCAATGCCCCGGCTCGGGCCCGCCCAGGTGAGCGGACTCTCCTTCTCCTGTGCGATGGTATCGCGTGACCTCTTCGACTCCGCTACCCTGGCGCCGGGTGGGGACGCGTACGTCGCCGGCGGCTACGATCACCAATTCTGCATGGATATCGCGGCCAAGGGCGCCTTGATCGTCGCCCATTGGGGCATCGGCTCTGTGCACCTCAAGCAGACTGGCGGGGGCATCCAGCAGGTTCGCCTGAATGCCAAGGCAGTGCTTCTGGTGGGTACTGGCCCCGATCCCGGAGACGGCACGCGCTACGAGGTGGCGGGTCGCGTGAGCCCAGACGAACTCATAAACCGCCTCGGAGATGCTGAATATGCGCTCTTCGTCTCGCCTGCACAGGCTGTGACCCCCGCTTACGTGGACGCGCTGGTCGACCACCTAACCTGGCACCCCCAGGTTGGCTCTGTCTGGGGCTACCAGAGGCGTTCGGACGGGAGGATGACTCCTGCGTCGGGGGCGGGCGTTCTCGTGCGCCTACAGGCGTGTAGGGGCGCCAGGACTGGCGAACTGGATGCCCTGCGAGCCTGGCTCTGCACCGAGGGTTGGCATGAGCACCACAGTGACCGGGCTTGCCTGGATTATCTAGGATCAGAAGAGCCAGTCGCCTATAGCCCGCCGCGGGACAGACGACGCATCGTGAGTCCATACCGAGTACTCATGCTGAACCGGGACCGCTGGCGAGGCACGTGGCCTGGCTTCGGCGGTGACTTTACGCAGATCGAGGGCTACCGCAAGGGCCTGCGGGCGCTGGGGGTCTATGCCGACCTGCGGAGCGGTGCTTTCTGGTGGCACGATGCCTATCAGATCATCCACCTGCACCACCACCAATACGACTGGGCATGGGAGGCGGCCGAGACCTGCGATGGGTGGCGGCCAGTGGTGCTGTCGGCAATCACCCACGGCAAGCCCACCCGCGACATCATGGGTAGAGCAGTTGGGCTGGCGGATCTGATCGTCTGCTACTCAGAATCCGAGGCCGCCTTCATCGAGCACCGCTTCCCGGAGAAGAAGGGGCGGACGCGAGTCGTGCCCATGGGCGTTGACTCAGCACTCTTCTCGGCGAACGGGAAAGTGGAAGCGGAGCGGTCTGTGCTGATGTGCGGGAAGATCTGCGACTACAAGAACCAGCTCGCCGTCCTCGAGGCCTGCAAACGCCTCGACGTGCCGGTGCGCTTCGCCGGCTTCAATGAGGATCCGATACACGATCCGTATCTCGACGAGTTCGCGGCCGCGGTCGCCGCCTATCCTAAGGCCGAGTTCCTCGGCTTCCTGCACGGCGAGGACCTGCGAGATGCGTACGATCGTGCGTGGGTTCACGCGAACGCCAGCCGCTTCGGACCTTTCGAGCAGGTGTCACTCGACGCGTTGGCCCGGCGCTGCAATGTCGTTCACACACAGAACTCCTGGGCCGCGGAGATGTTCGGGAAGGTCGGCAGCCTGTGCGATCCCGATGATGTGGACAGCATCGCCGAGGCGATCGACACCGAACTCAAGCGGCGACGCGGTTGGGCGAACTGTCGCCCGCCTACCTATGTAGAGGCGGCCCGCTCACTGATGGGGGTCTACGAGGAGGCATTGGCGCGATGATCGGACTGCCCACGAGGGTCCATATCGGTATCAGCTACGCGTGCAATATCCGCTGCCTGTCTTGTCTCCAGGGGGCGACGCCGGACGGACCGTTGATGCCGTGGGAGACTTTCAAGCGCGTGCTGCGGCTGGTGGGACCGGGATGCGAGACCTTGCTGTTCGGCCGGGGCGAACCCTTGTTGCACCCGCGGTTCCGCGACATGGTGGCGGCGGTGGCGGGGCGCGGCGGCGTGCCGAGCACCACCACGAATGGGACGCTACTGAATGCAGACACGATACCTTCCCTTGTTGATGCGGGGCTTGCCGGCGTGTCCATCTCTATCCACGGCGCCGACGCGGCTACTCACGAGCGCCTTCAGGTCGGCGTTGACAGCGAGGCGGTCTGGCGGGGTATCGCCGAGTGCCGGGCCGCTGGAATCGGCGTGATACTGGCGACGGTCGTAATGCAGTCCACCATGGAGCAATTGCTTCCGATCGCCGAGCGCGGGAAGATCCTAGGCGTGAAGGCCGTTGCTTGGCTGCGCATGATGCACGACGGCTCGCTGAACGCCGAGGACCCGTTCCTACCCGACAGGGCGGCCGAGAGCTGGGCGCGGATCGAAGGGTTGCGGGGTCGACTGCCAGAGGGAGTGAGATACTATGACAACCTCGGCACGCGCTGAAACCTACTGCACGATGCCCTTCGTGGGCATCTACGTCCAGGAGGACGGGACTATCTATCCGTGCTGTTTTGCGCCCGGGAACATGCCGCCCTTCGGCAATGCCAACACGGACGACGTCGAGCAGGTCTGGCAGCAGGGCATGGAGGGCCTCCGCCAGCGGATGCTCACTGGCGATATGCCGGGGCCCTGCCGGAACTGCACCATGTCGGCGAACTACCTCCAGCCGCTGCCGCAACCGGCGCCACCGGCCATAGCATCGCCCTCGGGTCCCGTTGATACGGGCAGGGAGTCCTGGGTCTTCCGTGTCCCCGAGCGGGAATTCCTCCGCCTCTGCGCGATGATTGACCCGGATTGGGCATCTATGCGGCAGATCGCCCGGACGGCGCTTGACTATGGCGTGCTTCGTCGAACCGCCCTCCTCCACCAGCTCGACGGCGTGGTGGCCTGGCGGTTGCTCGACGACCGCATGGACGGTATCGCGCCGAACATCGTGCGTGATGACTGCCAGAGATACGTCGACCACCTTGCCGGCTACAATCGGCCCAGGTGGGAGGAATTCGCGAGATTCGAGGCGGCGGTCGAACGAGCAGGGCTGCCCCATGTGGTGAAGGGAGGGCCTGCCCAATATGCTCCATTGGGGATTAGTGGGTGGCCGCGCTCGTGGGCCGACTTCGATATGTACGGGACGGCCGACTCAATTGCACCCATCCTGTCAATCGCTATCGAAGCGGGGGCCGAATCAACACAGTTCGAGCAATACGAATGGTTGCTCCGCCTGCCGGGAGGCGCGTGCATTGATCTTGAGGTTGATCTAATCGAACGCGATGAGTCCGCCTTTGGCATGGTGGAGAAGAGTCAAGTCTGTTCGATTCTCGGATGCGATATTCGCATTCCTGCGCCGGAAGCCAACGTGGCTCTCATGGGGTACGCAACATGGAGCGCGCTGACTATATCGGCGGCACGACTGCCTTTATGGGGCCTGGCTCGTCTTGCGGCCTGGACAACGACGCCCAACTTCCAACGGTCTGTCCTTTCCAAGATGCTATGCCAGAGCATAGAGGGCTACCGAGGCGACCCCGACTGGCCGGAATCCTGGCGGCAGCAAGGTGTTCCGCAGAGGAATGCCGATGGCTACTATAGCCTGCAAACCCTGCTCATGGCTGACAGAGCGTATGGGCTTAACATAGGCGACCTGGGCGACTTGGTCAGCCCACACCCCGTTGGGGACCCTCTCATATTGACGGCGGGGCCGTGTACCCTGCAAGACCGCGTGTCCGAACAACCATTGCCCAACCGCCTCTATACCTGGGCGCGCGAGTTGGCAGACGAGGAACTTCTCTTCGATATGGTCGAGGGAATAGATGCCAGGGTGGCCGCGGGAATCTGGGTTGAAGTTGAGGGCATTGATCGCCTCCTCTTCAGATATGACCGCACTGCTGACCGGAACACAATAGAGATTGACGATAGCGCCCCGAGACTCAAGGGAACCCACAAGGGAACTTAAGCGATGGCCGAGCGGATCTGGGAATACGAAATCCAAGGCTCTGCGCCCGGCGCGGGCCGCCCCGGCCTCTACTCCAGCGATCCTGGCGACACGGTCGGCTGGCTCTGGGAGGAGCCCGCGGACATAGCGCAGGGGCACATTATCCTGCGGCTGATTCTCGGCAACCCGAACGCGAGCAACGCGCCGTGGGCGGGCTGTAACGTCTACCTCTCCTATGACGATCTGAGCTATGCCCTCTTCGCCTCCACGTCACAGCGTTCGATCATCGGCGAACTGAGCGCGGCGCTTCCGGCGGGCGCGGGAACCTGGCAACCGGCGGCGACCTGCGATGTGGACATAACGGTGTCGCCGGGGACCCTCGTGACGACCGACGCGGCCAGTTGCCAGGCGGGTGTGAATCTCTGCCTGATCGGGGACGAGGTCTGTTCCTTCGTCGATGCAACGTTGATCGGTGCGAACGAGTACCGGCTGACGGGGTTCCAGCGCGGATGGTTCGACACGGCGGTTGTCCTGCACCCCATAGGCGAACGGTTCGCCATGCTGAGTTCATTGCAGGCGCGGGTGAGCCTACCCATCCCGGCCAAGGGGCAGACCTGGCATGTCAAACTCGCCTCGCTGAACATCGGGCGCGTCGAGATGGCAATGGGCGCCGCGGCACACCTGACCTTCGACGGGAAGGGCCTCGGCGCGACGCTGAACAACACGGGGCTGCATCTGCTCGACACGAACGCTTCCCACGACCTCATCATCGCGCCGGGGTCGGACCTCACCGCCGACCGCATCCTCACGCTGACGACGGGGGACGCGGCGCGGACCCTGACCTTCGAGGGCAACGCCATCCTCAACCAGGACTACTCGACCGACTCGGCGACGGTGCAATTCGCCACGGTGACGCTCACCACTGGATTGCTGACTCCCCAAGTGGGGCCGGCCGCCGACGCTGACCTGCTCGGGTTAGCGCCTGGTGTGCTGACGGTGAATGGATATGTAGATGCAGGAACAAGCTATGCGTCCCTTGCAGTACACCTGGCAGGATATCTACTTGTTGGCCAAATAGGTTCAGCTAGAGGCACAGCAATAGTTTCATGCCCTAACTCTACTACTGCTCCGAGCATAAGAGCCTGTATGTATGGCAACAACCTGTATTACGATCTCTCGGTTGTCGCCGGGTCACACGTTGGTTATGCAAAGGAAAGTGCTGCCCTCGGAGCATCGGGCATAGTGATGACTGGCCCCAATGCGGCCAGTGGAACCTTCAATTTCATTACGGCCAATGACACCAACGATGATACATGGGTCGTGACAACGGCCATGACATTGTCCGCAACGGCAATGGTAGTCGCTGGAACCCTCACCGTCAACGGCAACCAGACCGGGGCGACCGATCATGTGTTCGATGAGTACGACGACCTCGCCCTGCTGCACGCTTGGCGGGATGGCGGCAAGCTCCCGTTCGCGAGAGGGGACATCCTGAACCACGACCGACTGCTCCGCGATACGATCCTGCAACTGGCGGCGCGGATAGAAACACTGGAGGCGCGACATGCCACTCACTGACCCACAGCGAGCAATCCTGACGGAACTCGACGAGGCGAAGCAGGTCGTGGAGGGGGCGGTCCACCAGTACAACCGACTGCTCCGCATGGTGCGGGATTGGGATGAGGGCAAGGCGAGCTTCCTCATCGCTGACATGACGGACGCTCAAGTGATAGCGGCGGCGCGGGCCAAGCTGAACGCACAACGGCTTCTCGTCATAGCAGCCGCGAATGCAATACCGGAAGTATAGGAGGCGAATCGTGAGGAAGGACAAGCAATCACAGAAACCAGTCGTAACCGCCGAGGACGCAGAGCGGATGTACGCGCAGGCGTGGCCGGCGAAGCGCCAGGCGGTAGGGCGGGAGGCGCAGGCCGCGCTCGACGCAATC